GCCGCATCGAGGGTGGGCTGATGCTCCTCATCCCCCTGGTACTGGCGATTCTAGGGCTGCTGATTGCAGAGGGTCTAGGGTAAACCACAGGGCAGGGGGCCACATTAGCGTAGCGGCCCCTTTACGGGCCAAATATAGGCCTCCAGGGGCCAGCGTAGGACGTAGATTAATGGGTAAGCGCCGCTGGCCCCACTCATAAGGGGTGGGAATGAGGGATTATTTTGACTCGGACGTGAGACACGCCCTGGCGGTACTGGGGAGGGCCACCATCGGGGTGCGGCTGGAGGTGGCGTGTATGCTCATACGCCAAGGGGTTATTGACCCGTCTGTTGGGCTTGCGGGGCGAGGCTATCTTAGAGAATCAGAGATCGGGGTACAGGCGGTACTGGACTGGATCGCAGTCGGGACCCGCGACGCACTGAAGGAAAAGAACCTAGAGGAGCGGTGCGTGTGTGGTCCCAGTGCGGACTGAAGTGGGGGAGAGTCAGCCCCTCTTAACGGCGCGTGTTGGGTTGTCCTAACCATTCGCGCCACGGCGACAAATCTCCGGGACCAGACCCCCAACCAGGGCTTGTTGGAGGGGAAGGGAGGGGGCTTGTTGAGCCCGTCCCTGGACAATGTTTACCGTGACTCTCCCCGGCGCATTATACCTTCTTCCCTCCGTGTTTCCAAGGGCGTATAGCATTATAAGCGTTTTTCAGCTTCAGTGCTTCGTTGAGATCGATGCCCGTACCCTCGCAGAGGTCTGCGATACGGATCAACACATCAGCTAATTCTATTCCGACGCCCACCGGTTTAGCGTATTCACCCTCCTCGTCCAGATCCTGCTCCCATCGTATTTCTGTGACCTTATGATGCTCTCTCCACTCCTCCAGTGCCGCGCTGACCTCGGAGTGGATCAGCGCGATGCGCCCCGGTATCTGCTCCCCGTCATCCCACCAGCCCTTGCTGACTGCTATGGCATGGCTCGCTATCTGTAACTCCTTGATGTCCATTATCCTAATTCCTCCTGTCCTACCTTTCTGTCCCTTCTTTCCTGAGCCTTTACTTGGCTATCCCTATTCGCTAGGAACCTATCTAGTTCTTTCTGTTGCCTATTTTGCTCCTGACTGTCAATAACCGTGTTGTCCTCCTGTTGCAGTGATTCCGAGCTTTGTCCCAGTGCTGCCAGTACCCTGTCTAGCTTTGTTTCTAATTCATCTAGTCGCTCGGATGTGGGCTTGGGTAGCGGGAAGCGTAAAACTAATCTACGCTTCCATTCTTTGAATGCCTCTGCGTATACAGGTGTCCTGTATAGATCGTGTCTTTCGCTCACACCGGACCAAGTTTTACTGATAGTTCCACTATAGTTGTATCCTAGTGCCTTGATAATCTCTTCTGCACTCATGTTCCGTTTCCAGAAAAGTACCCTCCATCCAGAGGGATATTGAATCTCCGTGTTGCGTTGCTTTGCCATTATCCTATCTCCTTCACTTCAATGCCGACCCCAATAGGTACGCAATGGGAGGCTGCGGCTTGGATGCCTGAGCTTACGGAGTGCCTTGGCTTGTATCTGTCGGATGCGCTCTCGATGTACTCCTAAAATAGCACCGACCTCCTCCAGCGTAAGGGACTCTTCTCCTTCAAGCCCAAAGCGCAGCTTCAAGACCAGCTTCTCCCTTTCTCTTAGCCCCTGCATGGCCTCTTGCAACGAGTCCTGCAACGATGCCTGAATCGCAACCTGCTCAGGGTCTACCTCCTGGGAACATAGCCCCAACGCCATTGCCTCTTCTCGCCCAAACGACATCGGCTCTGGTTGCTTTGCGATACGAATCCCTTTGAGTTCGTCCGGGAATAAAATCTCGTCCGACACGCCCAGCACGATAGAGGCATCCAGCCTTTTGTTTTCTCGTGGATACGACCTAAACGCCAGCCAGTGCATTAGAGTGGTAAAATGAATCCCACATGCCTTTGCCGCTTGGAGACGGGTCCAACCCTTGGCCTTGATAGCACGGTCAAGGCTCCAGTTGAATACCCGCACCTTCATCCCGACACGGAACTCGTCTGGCCCTTCCACCCTATCGTCGTTGTCAAAGTATGGCGTCATACTTCCTCCACTTCTATGATTGTGTTGTCCTTCTCTCCTCGCTCATACCTGAGCGTGTAGCCAACGTGCGTTGCGTCATCGTCTACCAGTAGCCCAACGGCTACTAGGCCGTCTAGGTAACTCTTCATACTAGACAGGAGGTTATCGCTGTCTCGGCGCCGTTTGTCCTTGGCTACCCATGTGATGGTGATGTGCGCCTTCTCGTAGGGACGGGACGGCTTGCCCTGAGCCATGACTAGGGCAGCGGCTGCCTGTTTGGCTGCGGCCTTGGCCCGGTAGAGTTCCATGTAATGCAGCCTCTTGTTAGGCGATAGGTTAGCGTCAGGGAGACGGCCTAGTTCAATGACAGTGCGTGGCTTCTCCCCTGTGAACACCTCGTTCTCGTTGACCCACTCCCTCCTGGCGTCGCCGTCACTCACCTGTCCCTCCACCACCTGTGTATCACGATACCGCCCGCTACTAAGAGGATGACGGTCCATGCGCCGACACTGGCTGCTAACAGGTCTCTCTCTGACATAATGTCTCGCTCCTTCCCTGTACTTGGTTGCCGGAGTTTCTAAAGGCAAGTATTCAAACATTATTAAATTCTATTATTCATTAACCAACTCCAGTAATGTCCTGGGCTGGCTTGGGGCAAATGCCTTTGGAAGCCTTGGTTTCTGTGGGTTGGGGGGTAGCCCAAGGGTATTGCGGAGCTGCCGCACTCTCTCCCTGCTAATGCCCAGCATCGTAGCCATGCCCGTGTCAGGCTCACCAGCAGCGTGAGCCTCCCGTATGATATCTATGTGGTTATTACGCCACAATGGTTGCCACCCGGTGATATCCTGTATGGTCAGGTACGCCCTTTTGTTCCGTATGTAGGTACACAGGGACCCAGTGCGTACCCTGCTAGAGAGAGTCTCTCGGTTGACACCAGACTCCTCTGCTGCCTCGGCTAGAGTTAATAAATTTATTTTATTTTTCCCCATTGTCCTCTCCTTTAGCACAGGGCGTGCACCGTACCACCGCATCATCCCTACAGGTATTGGGGGCACACAGGCACCCACGGCTATCGGGGTGCAGGGCGAGGTACATCCTCTCCACGTTGATCCAGCGATCCATCGTGTCGTTGAGTTTGTTATGCAGGTTGATGAGTTGCTGTTGTGTCCCGTCCAGCCACTGGCGTACCGCTGCACCGTCTTCCATGATCCTCAGCACATCCTCCTTGTTGGCAGCTAGGGCACGGAAGATGATATCGAGGTTATCGTCCTTATGCTGGTGCTGCTGTATCATCTTCAGCTTCTCACCATTCCTCTCCAGCTTGAGGTCATGCTCCTGTGCAAGGTTCAAGAGCATGACGACCCGATCCAGCTCATCCCAGTTTACGTCTCCCATTCTGTTGCTCCTACTGGGGGAATGGCTACGCTCTGTGCCGCCCATTCCTCCTCTTCAGTCTTGACGGTCTCGTAGAGTCCCTTGCCTACCACTTTGAACATATCCTTGTTCGCACTCAGCTCCTTGCTGATGTGGGTGTTTGCCTTTCCTAGGGCCTCTGCAATGTCTGCAATGGACTGTGACCCCTTGCTCTCCTCCAGGTAGTTCTTGATGCGCTCCTTCACAGTCATCTCTCCCTCCAGCCTGGTCTTCTTAACGTCACGCCGCGTGAATGTGGCGGCCCCACCGCTGTTGTCGAACTGGAGGCTCCACCCCAAGGGGCGAACCAGCCGTGAGTTGTTAGCCTTCTCGTGAAACAACGCAAACTCGAACTCCTCATCCTGCTCACGCTGGGATTTCTTGACGTGGTATACCAGCCGGGATGCGTTGCGCTTGTAAACAGAGCCGAAGAGCACGTCACTCTTATTGGTATGGTCAATGCACAGGCTGGTCACGCCAAGGCTCCTGATGGCCCCGAACAACTTGAGCACCACCTCTGCGGATTCTGGCTCCCCCATGCACGCCGACCCCAGCGAGTCACAGACCACAAAGGAGACACCCCTGTCCAGTACAATCTTCCTGACTACTGCTATGTCTGATGATAGCCCCTGAGTCATGTACTTATACCATATGCCTGACTCAGTATGCTCAGGTAGCCCCAGCCCGTTCCGTATCATGGCTAGGCGTGATCCAATCTCGTGGAGGTCTGTCTCCCAGTCCAGATACAATACTCTCGCCTGCTCTACCTCCAGCCCCGATGCGCTCATACCCTCATGTACCAGCACGCTCAGGTACTGGCCCAGCCAGGACTTACCAGCAGATCCCTCTCCGTAGATCAGGGTGGGGTGCCCAACTTGTACCAATGGCTTAATGAGCCAGTGTCCCTCTGGTGCTGCCTGTATCTGCCCTACCATCTCTATCTCCGGGGCACCCCTACGGTACGCATCGGTAGCTGCCACACAGAGCTGGCCTACAATATGTTTCCAGCTCAGGCTCTCGTCCTCATCCTCCAGGCTCTTGATGTATGGAGCGGAGGGGTTACTGAGGTTTACCCTACGGCGTAGGACGTGCCCTGATGCATTGGCGTTAGGCCGCTGCGAGAGGAACTCCACCTCAGCGGAGAGGCTTAGGTCAGGCATGACCTTACACAGGGACACGTTAGCCCATATGTACAGGTTAGGCCAGGACAGCCTATACTGGCCCCCTGACCCTGATATGTCAAATGTGTTAAGTGGTGTGGATGGATCTTGGTCTAACATCAACACCTCCACTTGGACTGCGTTTCTCTGGGGCTGGTGGGGGGGATGCCTCTCGCCGCGGTCTCCTCCTGCCACTGAACTCCAGGTCCAGCTCCTCTTCGAGGAGGTCATTGCGCCGCTTCAGTGCTGCGAGTGTCTCCCGTTGTATTCTCTCCATGCGTGTCTGCCGGGCATCCCCATAACAGGCATCGCACCATACAGGCTTATGAGGGTAATCGAGTTCACACGCTGGCATCACTCACCCCCTTGGGTCAGTACGAACAACTCCCGCGATACGCCGAACAGCTTGCTGCCACGCTCCAGATCCACCTCTACCACCTCTGCCCCGCTCCCGTCTCGGCGGACATAGGTGATGTACCCCGAGGAGGGGGCCCAGATGCTCCCCATATGGGTGAGTGCATCAGAATAGGCTGCGAGCTGGGCCGCGTCCTTGTTGACGCGTAGGCTATTCCCGTACTTCGCCCAGCTCTCGGGCTCTACGGTTTTGAGATCGTGGATAACGACCTCCCCATCGGCTTGCATGGAGACTGCGTCCAGTGTGCCTCCATACCGCAATACCGGGTGGAATAGGAACCGTTCTGATGCCAGCCACTTGGTGTTTTTTCCAATGGCGTGGAACCAGGACAGGAACAAGGGGTTCTCCCAGTCAACTGTGCCGTGCTGAATATAGGCATCTACGGCCTTATGTAGGTGGTTCCCGACCTCAATAGATGTCCTGTTCATGCGCGTGGGCGCATCAAGGTCACCCCCATTCTCCCGTACCATCTTGAGCCCCCAGTGGAGGCCCACCCCAAATGAGTCCCCCTCTATATGTCGGAGCATGGTGGTCACGCTCTTCATTTTGGGACCATCATCCACCCAATACTGGTGATTGCCGTTCCGGCTGATGTTTACGTCAGACCCGTCCTTTAACAAGTGTTGCTGAATCTCTGTTGCCATGCGGTTCCCTCCTATGATTTATCACATCCTGTATCCTGTATGTCCCCCAGCCGTCGGGGCATTGCAAATGTCTTGCCGTCACCTAGCCCCCTCTGGAGAGCAACCTCCCCAGCCATCCCCGTGGAGTGGACTCCTCCGCTATAGGTGACGCAGGGGCGCAGGTGTTGCACTTAACACGGCGGATTGTTGCCCCGGGAGGGCCTCCGGTTCGGAGTTCAGTGTGCCCACACTCTAGCGTTAGTGTATGCTGGTACACCATGCGGACGCGGGTCTGCTGTTGTGTCACTCGGCGGTGGCTCGACCGCCACTCAGTTGTCTCTATGGCCTCCCTCTGCTCCTCCTGGCGTTCCCGTTCATCGGCTGCGTCATCACATTCCTCTGGTATCATGTTGCCTCCTTGGATTGCTGCGCCCGTTGCGACTGATTGGTGATGCTGCGTGTCGTTCATACTTCCATGACCCCCATGCCAGAGTGCGCTCCGTCCTCGCTGGAGTAGTCTATGTCGGGTTCAGGGTCCACATTAGGGTCTGGGTCTTGTACGGGCCTCTGAGGGGCGTCTGCTGGTGGCAACGGCCCCCTGCGGATGAGAGGGTAGAGTAGTTGCGCTCTCAAGTCCACCTCCTCCAGCCAGGTGGTCAGCGTCCCCTTATGTGCGGTGAGAGTAACAGCGTTGTTGACCGCTGAGTTCCAGGCTATGCGCTCGTCTAGGGTGCCCCATGATGCAGCGGTTGGGGCTGGTGCTGGCCTCGTGCCCCCTGTCTCTGGCTCCTGTGGCGTGCCATCCAGTGATGCTCTGAGGAGCCTGGTGATATCTCGGAACACCCCACCCTCAGCCCTAGGAGACTCCTTGACCTCGAATCGCAGCCATACCGTGGTGCCTGTGGCCGTATGTTTTTTAACATTGACCATGCGTTGTATGATCTCAGTGTCCCGTGACCGTACATTCGTAGGCCAATCGAGGTTGGCTTGTTGGATGCTGACCGTGACAAATTCCTTGCCGTTGCGATCAGCTTTAAACACTATATCTGTGACATCCCCCTCAACCGTGGGATTGACGACCTGTTCGCTGTTTGCGTTAGTCACTGCGCGTCTCCTCTCTCGTGATGCGATTACCTAGTCTCCGTAGGATTAGACACTCATCGAGGGCGTCCTGGGTGTAGTAATATCCACGGCCAAATGGTAGGTGCCTGAGATATCCAGTGCGCCGCCACCGATTGATGGTTTGTACGCTGACCGCCCCCAAGGGTCCGCCGCAGTAGTCAGCAGCCTCCTGGGACGAGTACAGCCTCACCTCCGTATCGTGCAATCTGATCCAGATCTGGTTTTGCATCTACCCTCCGTTCCCCAATCTCGTTTTGTGCTGAATCAATATCGTTGCCAGTGTGCCCACCAATAGCCAGCCTAGGGTGCTGACTGCCAGTAGGCGTATCTCCGAATCGCCCAAGTCTATCAAGCTATCACCCCCTTTCTTCGCAGTCTTCACATATGAGCGCATACCTGCCGTCATCGCCTTGGCATAGGTTATGCTCTGTGAGCACAGTCAGTTCCCCACAGTGACTGCACCGCCCTTTGATGGTGGCCTTTGCCATAGCGTGGTGCAGTTCACAGGTGGGACAGAGGCGGCGGGGCGAGAGTGTTACACCCTCGCATCCGACACATCGTATCAGTGGGTATGTCAGCGGTTTACGCATTGGTCACCTCCCTTAGATTCCTGATTACGCACGGGATGCAGTTCTGCCCTACTCTGTTAGAGGGCCGGGTGTTCCAGCCCTTGATATACCAGACCTGCTGGCCGTGGTCACAGTTCATTTGGTTTGCCATTACTCTCCTCCTCAGTCTCCAGTTGTAGCTAAATGATAATCTATTGTGTGACCAGTGTCAACCTTGCAACCTCACCCCATCTCTGAGAGGAGTGAGCCTAGCTGCCGATGGTACTTAGCCAACATTCGCCTGGCGGCTGATGCCTGCTTGTCCGTGAGGTGGTCTAGGGCTGCCAAGGCGTGCCCGAATCGGCTGTCGCTGCTGTTGTAGCCTGAGTTGTTGCGATCCCTGGCCCCATCGGGATCGAATGAGGCGAGGAGCCGCAGCCCTGCATGGATGGCTGCCTTCTGTTCCTCTGGCACCGATGCTGTTGTCACTGCCTTTCTGGCTATTCGGGAAGGCAGCTCCACTGCATCCGTGTCTGGTGCTGTCCCGCCGCCGTCCACCACCCGGTCTATGATGACCTGCTTATCCACCAACACCTGTGCCAGCCTAGCATCGATGCTGCCGTCCAGCACAACGTGCTGCACCAGGACGGAGTCAGTCTGCCCGATGCGGTGGCAACGGTCCTCTGCTTGGCTCACGTTGCCGGGCACCCAATCAAGTTCGGCGAAGACTATAGTGGATGCAGCCGTCAGGGTTAGCCCAACACCAGCGGCCTGGATGGAACCGATGAATACACGGACGTTGGGGTCTGTTTGGAATGTGTCCACGGCGTGCTGCCTCACGGCCTGACTGTCACGCCCCGTGAGACTCACCACCCCGTACTCAACCAGTGCCTCGCACAGGGCATCCACCACGTCATGGTGGTGGGCCATGACGACCACCTTCTCGACTGATTCGAGCAACTCGACAACGTGCTCCGCTACCGCCGGGGCCTTGGCTACCGCAGTCTCGTGGCGCACCCGTGTCATCTGCTCGAATGTTGCCAGGACACCCTGCCTCAGAGCCTGCACCGCCCTGCCGTATGCCTCAGTATCCCCGATAGCCTCTGCCAGATCCCTCTCCAACTCCAATGCCTCGCGCTCCTCGTCCACCCTCTCCTGTAGCTTGGCCTCAGCCTTGAGGGATTGGCTGTAGCCCTTGGAAGAGAGGGTAATCAACTGCCGCCGCTTGGGGGGTAGCTCAGTCAGCACGTCAGCCTTGAGCCTACGCACCATGAGGGTGGATCGCAGCTTGTACTGCAACTCGTCCAAGTGGGATGCTCCTGAGAGATCCCACCCCCACCTGGTCTGGTGGGCAGCGCAGTACCGCTGGGCATACGGCCAGAAGGGCCACGCCCCGGCATCCAGTATGGTCAGCAGGGAGTGCAGCTCGATGGGCCTGTTGACTATTGGGGATCCCGTCATTAAGATTGTGCGCCTTGCCCTCTTACCCCATGCGGAGACCAACTTGGTGCGCTGGGCCTTGGGGTTTTTGACCATATGTGCCTCGTCCACGATCAACAAGTCAAGGTCCTTGGGCGGCACCTTGCCAAGCTGCTCATAGTTGGTGATGAGGATGTCAGCATCGGGCACGGCGCCGTTGCAGATGCCCACGGTGAGGGGATGTACCAGCCATCTCTCCAGCTCGCGCTGCCAGTTGATCTTGAGGCTTGCCGGGCAGACCACGAGCACAGTGCGTATGTCCGTGCTCTGGTTGATGAGGCCGATGGCCTCGATGGTTTTGCCCAGCCCCATCTCATCCGCTATGAGCGTGGCCCTGCGGCTGGCAGCATAGGCTATGCCAGCTCGCTGGAATGGGAGATAGGCCAGCCCCTCTGGCACAGGTATGTCCACGTCCGCATCGTTGGCTGACGAGGCTGCTACGCTGCTCTGGAGGGATGCTATGCCTGCCCTGATGGCGGTGGCCACCGCCGCATCGGCGTGGGCGATGAGGCGCATGGCCTTGACGGGATCTTCAGTCCACCACTCCCTCCGGGCAGGGTGCCACCTGAACCCTGCCGCCTTGGGGATAGCACGCTCCTCGTACTGTGACTCCGCTATGTATCGGGTGCCGTTGCCGTCTACTAGTAGTCTCATTCCTATAGCACCCAGCCCTGCCTGTCAATGTCCCCCTTCGCCCATGCCTTGGAGACTATTCGGTCTGAGCCACATTCTTCGCACACCTGCTTTACTTTCTTATCTTCCCATTGTGTCCAGTAGGTATCGCCGTCCGGGTCTGCATCATAGAGTGCCTGGAATTGTGGTGGCTCATGGTCATTGCAATAGTATTCTTCCCCACCACCAATGACATATCCCTCAGTCAGGAAGACGTTGCACGCCTCGCACCTGCGGTACTCCTGGGCCACTTCTGTAGCAGCCTGGTCATAATTCTTATCCATCATTTACCTTGCGGTGCGTTGCCGGGGCTTTGCATCCTGTCAGGTGCGCCTCGCAGAGTGTATAGCTCCCCAGTATCGGCGCGTTACTCAGCAAGTAGAAGTGGACCCGGTCACCTAGCCTATCCTCAAGCTTGGCCTTGTGTGTGTCGCATATTGAGTATGTGCCTACCATATCGCTCGCCATGTGTATTCCCTCCGATTGATTGATCTCAGCGCTTCAGCGCTGGCCCGCGCCCTGGATTGCTCCAGGGCATCGGCCAAGGTTGGAGTGCTAGTCAAATACATTCGGGCCGTTTCGCGCAGTGTAACGCTGGCCCTGGAAGATCACGATGGGCGCGCCGTTGTAGGGTTTCGTGGCCTCTGGCATACCTGAGAAGGACCGCAAGTATGCCGGGTTCATGTAATGTATCGGAGGTCCCATTACGCCATTCCAGGTGCCATCTTCGTGCAGTTCGTAGCGATTCCAAGTTCCTTGGTCCCATACTTTGACATATGCCATGTGCCTACCTCCGCGATTATTCTCAGCGTTGTTGGTCCAGCGCTGGCTGGAGTGGTCAATGTGAGATTGACCACTCGGCCAGGGCGGGAGCTACCGGGTTAGGTTGTATCGTCGGTCAAACGCGTCTTGCCAATCCTCGCCGGGAATCGCGTCATACGCCAGGTTACGCGCCAGGTCGGCAACGCGCAGGCTGCCGAACGTATCAAAGTGGGGGTCGCCCGTGGTACCGATAATCTCACAGTGGGCGTATATCCACGCGGTGACAGATGCTATCTGCCCGTTGTAGTCTGTAATCTCTCGCCGGCAGAAAATATAGTTAGCGCCAAACTGCACCACGCGGACGCCCTCCGGCATGACGGGAGCTAGGGCGCGGTTATCGTCGCCCGGCATCACTCCCATGCTGCCCGTTGTGCCTTCGTCGTAGTGGACGTATACGGAGCCATCAGGGCGGAGGTAGTGGCTTCGGTTGTACGCCATGTCAATCATGCCGTCAAAGCCTCCGCCCTGGTATTGCTTCGCGACTGGCTCGACTTCTGCGGTCCTGGGCCCGTCGGTCCATCGCACGTTGACCGCGTTGTGATCTGATCGCACCGAAAACTTGAAGCCCGGGAATGATTCCGCCAGGGCGCGCCTGACGTATTTTGCCGTCTCCGCGCAGCTTAGGTATGCCTTCTCCGTCTGTGTTGTCATGATTTCCTCCGTCTAAATTCTCAGCGCTTCAGCGCTGGCCCGCGAGGCGCTCCGGCGAGCGCCTCATCGGCCAAAGTTAAAGCTATTCCGCTGGCTTGTCGTCTGCTACCTGGTGGCGGCAGAATACCGCGCTCGTGCGGAAGCTCCGCGCTCGGCTTGTGTTCCCGTCTGCGTCTTCCTTGTCGCGTTCGACTATCACGGGAATTTTGATAGCCTTCTCGCCGCGCTGGACCTGATAGCCAAGGGCGCGCCATCGGTTATAGGTGAAGACGTCGCGGTAAGCCTCGCACCCACATTCTAGGGCGCTTTCAACGTGTCCCGCGTTGGCCACGCTATACCGCGGGAAGCTCCGCGCTTCCTCCGGTGTTAGTTTGGGCCTTGCCTGTGTTGCCATGTGTTCCCTCCGGTTGATTGTCTCAGCACCTTCAGCGCTGGAGGGAGTAGGCGACTGCGAGAGTCGCCCGCTCTACCAGGGTTGAAGCTACACGCAGGACCAGAGTTCCCGGCGGTCCATGTCCATCTTTAGCGATGGTAATACATTGCCACACATGTGTCAAGCTTTTGCCAGTAGCTGGTTGTACTTTACTGTAGTAATTACTAGTAAAGTTGTTGATTTCGTATCTGAGGGGAGTTACTTTACTTTACTCCTCCCCCCCTTAAAGGGGGGAGTAAAGTAAAGTGGTACAGTAAAGTGATTAGTAATAGAATTCGCGGTAAGGTAGTGGAAGTGCTGCATCACCGGATTTAACGCCACACGCACACAAGGGACCTATCATCAGGCACCCCACCAGCATGCAACAGATATAGGATAGTATGTACTCCGGCATGAGAGCTGATGAGTGGCGATTGAATCGCCTAGCGATTCCAATTTGAATCGTGTGCGATTCAAAGGGCACCCGCCCGCAGGGGGGGGGCTTGGGTACATGGACCCCTCTCGATAAATATTCTAAAAAATTTTCATAATAAAAAATTTTCATGAAGAGGCCCCGTTCTTATACCGGGGGAGTGCTTACCTTACTCGGTAAAGTGGGGTAATTACTCAGTAAGGTCTCCTTGTATTACTTAGTAAGGTGGAGTAATTACTCAGTAAAGCAGCGTATTTGCTGGTTGTTCGCTGTTCTGCGCCCTGTCCTGGAACAGCGAGCAGCCAGCTTGAGGGTGTGGAGTTAATTCGTTTCTTTCGTTTAATTCGTACTCCACAGCCTTTGAGAGTCATGCTCAAAGTGGGGAGTAATGTTGAGTAATGT